TTGTCCCAAAAGTTTTCTTTATAGAAGTCTCGGACTAACTGTGTCGGAGGTGTTTCCTGGTAATCAATGTGTTGCCAGCCCTCCCATTTAGGGTGCATCTTGCGAGCAATACCCGCGTAGGTCTGACCGCCTCGGTCTCCTTGTACTTCGTGAAGGACGTAACCCCCCTCGTCCTCCATCATCTTGTCGTAAGCAAATTCAAAGTTAGCCAACGGCTTGACCCCTAAAGTACGCTGTCCCCTCGATGACCTCGACGAGTTCCGGAGGCAAGAGTAAACCATCTCTGAAACACAAGACAGCAAAGCCTTGACACCAAGGAACAGGGTTGTCCTCGATGTAAGAAAACTGATTACCATCAGGATCTGCAAGCATCCCTGTGCTTACACCATAACGCCTGCCGCGATAGTCGCCCCATCCTTTGACTTCTAGAAGATGGGTATGCCCTGAAACCGTAGATATACCAGCCTTCAAAGTATTGTTGTAGCCAGAGTGGATGCCTGAATGTTGGAGTCTGTGCTTAATCATGCAGATGTCATTGACCATCACCGACCAACTAACGGACCACTCCGGCAAATGATCCTTGAGGGTCGTTCCCTGGATACCTTTGTACTCAGGAACCGATCCTGCTAGCTTTCGATCAAAGCGTATGTCATGGTTGCCTGTGGTTCTATGTAAGAAAGTACCTAGACCTTTACAAGCCTTGACAATCTTATCCATATGCCACTGCACCGCTTCGAGTTCATCACGTAGGCTTGTGACTGGCTCCCAATCCATAGGGCCGTACTTGGAGATAGTCCCGCCATCAAGGATGTCTCCATTTGCGATAATTGCTTTGGGCTTTAGGGTTTTGATGAGTTTAAGCAGGGCATTAAAACCCGCAGAAGGCTCACCAGGCATAAAGTGAGCATCAGAGAATACGATCACATAACCTTCAGTTTCTAGCGTTGCCCGTTTACGATTCTCAGGTAAGGTAAAACGAGCGTCTTTTGTGGGTAGAAGGATGTTGTATTTCTTCTCAATTACCCTTCTTCGTTCATAAACATTGCGAAGAGTAAGACCGATACGGTCTGAAATCTTGGCTGGGCTTCCTAGTTCTTTCCAGACTGCGATGAACTCTTCATCTTCTACCTTTTTTATCACGCCAAGCTCCGCACTCTATGCTTTGGATCATCTTTCGCGGGATGACCAAAGACTGAGCAATTGAGTCGTCAGTCAATGACTGACAAATTTTCACGCCCTGCTTGGTCTCTGCTAACAAGAATCCTATAGAGACAACAAGCGGGACTTGAAACTCCTTGGCTTTCTCTGGGCTATCACCCCAACCCAAAGTGTCGTGGCAGGCATCTTCCCAGACTACTTTAACTATCGGAAGATTGTGCTTCATTCTTCTTATCTTTTATGGCATGGAACCATTTCCAGACAAGCCAGCCGGACTGTAACACAATGTAGAGCAAGGTAGCAATAGCAACCCATTCATTCAAAGTCAGACCACCTACCGTAACCGCTGTTGTGATAACGACAGGAGGTGCAGCCTTAGCTGCTTCTACGATTACATCTGACTTTTGTTCAGGAGTCATGATTAGAATGGGCTAGAAGTTGAGACAAGAACCCCTGAGTTGGTAAGCGTCCAAGGTCCACCACCGTTAGCAACACTATTATCTTTGATCGTAGAAGATTGGCAAGTAAGCATCTTGGTTGTAGCCACTGGAACTAGTGGGCTTGTCGGTACAGTCGCGGAATTAAACCCTGAACCTGCTCCAATGTTAAACCGTAAGTTGCTGATCTTGCCATCAAGGAATCGAGTTGTCTGAACTGTACCGTTACCAACCGATGGGGTAACAACAGACCCGCTTGTGATGGTTCCTGAGATCGTTGCAGAGCCGCCTGAAGAAGAACCGACAAACACCCTAACAACACCTGACGAATTACGTGTCGCGGCTATGTACGTCCAGGTTGAAAGCGATACAGCAATAGACGAAGTGACTAACGTTGAACTGCTCGTTGTTGGATAGTTGTTTCTTACAAATACAGGCTGACGAGATGAGTTGATGTAAAACTGAATGCGCTGAGGTTGAGAACTCCCAGTACCGTAACCAAAATCAAGAATTGTTGCGCTTGTTGCAGGTGTTGTGTCTAGGTAAACAAAACACTCAATACTAAATTCTTGGGTTCCTATAGCAAACGATGATGAGGCAGGATATGTAAAAGACGATGAACCATTAAAGTCATACGAATATTCACCGTCAACAATACCGCCTCCGACCGCCGGTATGGTTCTGCCAGCACCGAATGCAGACAAGATAGGCATTATGCGTACCGTGTTTGGCTTGCAAAGACTGTGAACGAACCGCTACCAGTCTTGATAAGCGTATAGGTATAGACATCCACGCTATTAGCATTGCCTGCGCTTGGTGCTGTACCACCTGACCATTTAGGCGTAACACTTGTACCGTCTACCGTTAGGGCTGAGTTGTAATAAGCCGTACCACCTTGCGTAACTAGGTGAGTTACCGTCACGCTCTGGCCTGTAGCCATGATGCTGTTAAGCGTTGTTGAACTAGACCCACGGATATTCAGCGTCCAGTTAGCAGAGGCATTGCTTGTGTAATACAGGATGGACTGTGTAGATACGTCAAAGTTAACTGTACCCGTGGCGGCTGTTGCTGCAATCGTTACGGTCTCTGCTGCGGCAGATAATGTAAGTTCCATGAGCGTGTTAGACACGCCAAGGGCAAGCGTCTGTGCAAACGATACGTTTTGGCTGCTATCAATGCTTACTGCATTCGTACCATTGGTTTGCAGGATGAGTTCATTGGTATTGTCTGCCGTAGAGACTATGCCTACGCCTGATGTGGCGTTGATGGTGTTAGCCATTACATCACCTGCGATGTTGTTAGATTCACGATCTGATCCGTAGCAAACGATTCAATAGTGGCAAGCGGCTTAACCACAGGCTCCGCA